CGGCCGTGCAGGCGGTAGTTGCCGCATTCGCTGACCCACACGCCTTCGTGCCACAGGCGCAGGTAGTCGGCCTGGACGATGCTGCCATGGCAGTGCGGGCAGACGTGGCGCACGGTGCCTTCGGGGTCATGCACGTCCCACTTGAAGCCGTGGGCTTTGTCTGGGCCGCCCCAGGTGAGGGGGTGCTCTACCTGGCAGTGCGGGCAGGTGATGTGGTAGCGCAGGCGGGCTTCGGCGGCGGCTTCGCGCTTTTCGATGTGGCTCAGGCCCTTGATGCGGGGCGTGGTGCCGCAGACGATCTTCGGGTAGGTGGCGCCCTCCAGGCGCTTGTGGGCCAGGGTGAAGGGGTCTGCGCTCTTTTCGATGCGCTGGTCGAAGGCGTCGAACTCGTCCAGCTTGGCGCTTTGCAGCGTCATGCGGCGGAAGTTGCCGGCGCTGGTGCCGCCCTTGAGGTACAGGATGGACCCCAGGAACTTCTTCATGTTGAGCGTGTTCGCCTTCGACTTCGCCATGAAGCGGGGGAACACGGTCTGCATGATGCGCACGTCGCGCAGCATGGGCTCCAGCTCGGCCTTGCAGAACTCGTCACTGTCGCCATCGGTGGGCTGCCACAGCGCCTGGTTGCGGCGCTTGTGCTGGGCGTCGTATCCGATGCTGGCCAGGAGCATCTTGGTGTTGTGCGTGGGGATCATGGCCCGCGAGCACAGAAACAGGCTGCTGGGGCTGTCTACGCTGATGCAGCGCACCGGTACCGCTGCAACGGCATCCACAGCGACGATGCGGCGCCGTAGGGTGATGCTGGGCTTTTCGAGAGTGACGACGGAGGATGCTTTGCGGCTGAGGTTGAACGGGTTGCTCTCGGGCGTTGCACGGAAACAGATTCGGTACTGCAGCAGGTGTTTCGGGTTGCGCGGACGGCGCAGGCGAACATTGGCCTTGAACCCAAGCGAGACCACCAGCTCGTACACCCCATCGGCAAGGTTCTTGTTGGTGTTGACGAACTCCGAGAACGCGCCGGTCTTGCCGGTGGCATTGCCATCTGAATCCATGAGGCCGCGCAGCAGTTGCAGCCGTTGCGCGCGTGAGGCGCGCAGGTAGACGGGCGGAATGTGCTTGTTACTGAGCACGCCCATGCGGCGCATGACGGCGGCCCAAGGTGAAGGGTCTTTGCGCCCGCCTTCACAGTCAAGGAAGTACGTGGCGTTGTTGCGATAGCGGGCGTCGGTGTACTGGATTGACACCTTGATGCCTTCGGCCTCGATGTAGCGGGCCGTCTCCACGTCGGTGCGATGCTGTGTGATGCGCGGCGACACCATGTGCCCGTCACCCAGCCAAAGGCCCAGCGTGTACGGCGGCATGGGAAGCGCAGCGTCTGGCAGCTCCAGCGGAAGGGCGTTGACCACGGCCAGCGCTGTGCGGCCGCGCGGGCTGCGCACCATCTTGGCAAGCTGGGCGGTGTCCACCACACCGCGCTTCGTCGTCACCTGATCGGCCTGCGGCCGGCCAATCCGACCGGCTCCACGTTCCCCCAGCAGGTACTCAAAGCCCAGGATGGACTCCACCATCCAGCGGTGGCCTGCGTCTGCGACCACCTCGGTTCCGTCACTGAAGGTGATGCGGTAGCAGTCGTGATCGGTGTAGATGGGCGACGTGTAGGTAACCCGGCACGGCTTGCCGTTCTCGTCGAAAACGGTTTCGCCTTCGCGGATGTCGCCCATCGTCGTCCAGCCGTTCAGCGTCGGTACCGGCGTGTCAAGGGCTAGGGCGTACCCCACCCGGGCGCTCTTGCGGATGTCCACCTCTTCGATGTCGTCATCCCCCATCGCGCCCAGCATGCCGCGCTGGAAGGGGTAGCTCTGCCATCGTTTTTCGCCCTGGCTGGATTCGGCCGACAGGTAGAAGTGCTGCTCAGCCCATTCGTCCAGCGTCAGCGGCGGCGGTGTCTTCAGCGCCTCCAGCCCCTTGGCCACGCTGCGCCGGATGCTGCGGCGCAGGGCGGCGGCCTGGTGCAGCCACACCTGGCGCTGAATGTCGGGGGGGAGGTCGCGGGCAGACATTGGGGGCGGGAATGTCGGTAGGAATGTCTCTGGCGGGCGGGTCGGAAAAGTCTTAGGTGGGGTCGGAATCTGGGATGAAGAATGCTTCGGGGTCGAAGTCGGCGTCGGGGTCGGGGTCTGCCGGGTCGGCGGCGGTGTCTTCTTCCACGTTCAGCAGGGCCAGGGAGGCGCTGGCGGCCAGGTCGCACGCGCGGGACACAGCGGTCTGGATGTGCTTGATGTCCTCGGGCGTGAGCGCGGGGCACTGGCGGTGCAGCTCGAGGTGCAGGGGCTCCAGCACGCCGACGATGCCCCGGCCCACGGTGGCCAGCACTTGCTCGATTAGGGCGACGGGGGCGTATTGCTGGCGTTCGAGCGCGAGCTTGATCTCGGCGCGCTCGCGGTTGACGCGGGCGAGTTCGCTGCGCTGGAAGGCCAGCTCACCATCCGCACCCCGGCCCGCGGCCTGCTCGCGCAGGTGGGCGCAGTAGGCGTGCAGCCACTGCAGGGCGGTCTGCCCGGGGGTGAGCACTTCGCGCGTCACCATGTCGCTGACGGCCGGCTGGCTGACGCCCACCAGCTCGCCAAAGGCGGCCTGGGTGCAGGGGTCGGTGAGGGTCATGGGGTGCGGGCGTCACGCGCGGCGAAGCGCGCCTTGACGTTGGAGAAGGCGGTGTCGAACTCGGTCTGCAGGTTCTGGCGCACCTCGTCGCGGGCCAGGGCCTCGAGGTCGATGCGGGAGGTGTAGGCCGCGCGTGAGACGAACTTCAGCACCTGGTGCAGCTTGTCGCCCTTGGGGCCCGTGCGCTTGTAGACGCCGGGCGGCAGCCAGGAACCGGCACGGCCCAGCTTGTTGCGGCCCGGGGCCACGGCGAAGAACTCAGCTTCCACGCCCATGCGCTGGGCGCGCTTCTGGCTGGCTGCGCTGATGGAGCGAGCGCGGGCGGTGTCTGCCCGCTTGATTTGCAGCACGTTGACGATCTGCGCGTAGATGCGGGGCTTCACGTTGCCGTAGGCGTCCATGTAGCCGTGCTTCTCGGCAGAGGTGCCGGGCGTGGTCACCCAGCCCATGGGCAGGAAGCCGGTTTTCGAAAGCAGGTACTCCGTGCGCTTCTGCCGGCGGCTGCTGGTGCCCAGCGCACCGGGGCGGATGTACTCGCGCTTGGCCTGGCCGCGGTTCTCTTCAGAATCCGGGAAGTACACCTCGGCCACGGGCGCGGTCTTGCTGGCCGACTTCACAAAGACACTGCGCACCGTGAAGGGCGTGGGGCGGTCGAAGGACTTGGGAAGCTCCGCCTTCACCCGCTCTTGCACGCGCTTGGCCAGCCCCGTCAGCAGCGAGGCCTGCACGTAGGGCAGCGCCTTCGGCAATTCCTCGTTCACCAGGCGCAGCGCGCCAGAGATATCCGCCGTGATGTTGATCTTGAGCATGCTTGCGTCCAGGCGGCGCAGTGCCGCACCTTGACGCCAAGCATGCCGAGTCGGCAAATTGTTGGAAATACACCCCCACCGAGGGCCATAACCCCCTAAGCGACGGGCCGAAACTAGCGAAACATCGCGGCCGAATTGACCCGCCCGGCGACCCCCTCGGGAGTACCTTGCGGCCTGCCGAGGGGCCGCGCGGGGTCCTGGATGGGCCTAGGATCGACGATCCGGCGCTGGCTAGGCGCCCGGCCTTCGATGGCCTGAACGGATTGGAGACGCTATACGCGCGCGTACTGGATATCGCGAAGCCCGCACACCCCGGCCAGGTCCGTCTTGACCCCGGACCAGGGGCCAGGTGGAGCGCTGCAGGCGTGCCCGACTGGTGGCGGCCGCATCAGGCCTGCAGCCCGGGCCCGGGTTGACCTGGTGCAGACACCACCAGGCCGGCGGATTGACTGCACCAGGTGCACCGGCTGCAGCGCTGCGCACCACCACCAGCACCACCAGCACCAGGCCGACCGATTGACCCGGCCGGGTTGACCCGGTGTACGTGCTCAAGTTTTTTTGCGCAGGGGTATTGACCAGGCCGGATCAGGCTCGACAGAATGCAGACATCGCAGCAGCGAACCGACCCGGCGGCCCCGGGACTCAGAGACGGCGCTTCGGCAGCCGCAGGGGAACAGAGATGAATTCACACCACGCATTTGCACATTCACGCATCGCCGAGTCAATGCCCGGTCACCTGCGGGCACGCAGTGAAGAACAGGCGCCATACCTGGTGCAGCCTGTTGGAGACGAGGATTCAATCGTTGCGCAGGCATTGGCCATTCTTGACCGTCGCATGTCCAAGGGTCAGCCAATGCAGGCGCCTGCTACCGTCAAGGCTTATTTCAGCGTAAGGGCCCGTGATCTTGAGCACGAAGAATTCAGCGTGCTTTTTCTTGACACGCAACACCGAGTGATTGAGTGCACCTCGATGTTCCGGGGTACGTTAAGCCAGGCCAGCGTTTACCCGCGGGAAGTGGTGAAGGTGGCCCTTGGATTTAATGCCGCGGCCGTGGTCTTTTCGCACAATCACCCGTCGGGCAACCCCGAGCCTAGCCGGGCGGATGAAATGCTGACACAAACCCTAAAGGCTGCACTTTCCATGGTGGATGTGCGCGTGCTGGATCACATCATCGTAGGTGGCGGATCGGCTGTCTCCATGGCCGAACGTGGCTTGATCTGATAGGGGCACGAAGCATGCGCACTGAACAAACCCCCGACACCAAGCCCGGGCCTTACTACGTGACGGCCCTTGACGCTGGGAAAGTCTTCCCCATGGCGGGCCCATACACCCTGCACGCTGACGCACTGGCAGCAGTGGACCAGGCGCGCGGCATTGCATCGCAGCATGACGGCCGCGCGTGGTTTGCATCATGGGGCACGTGCAGGCTGCCCGACTACACCAAGCCCGGCCGATTGAATCAACTAGGCTTGATCGCCTGACCACAGCCCCCAGCCCTGCGCGCAGGGCTTGACGATGTCGTCAGCATCACCCGCAGCCGGACGGATTCCGGCAAACCTCAGAGACGGCCCGACAGGCGCCGCAGGAGATCGCAACATGTACCGCATCACAGACCCCGCAGAACTTGCCGCCTATCGCAGGAAGTCCGCCCCAGCCATTGCCCAGCACCTGCGCTGCAAGCTGGGCGATGCTGAAGCGTGGACCTGGACAAACGAGGGGTTGTTCTGTGCCGTCGGATTCCTTGGCCGTGCACAGAACCCGCACCAGGGAAGCCGGTTTTACTTCACCACTGCAGAGAAGCGCGCGAGCTGGATCCGCCGGCTTTTCGAGATCGCTGCAAGCATTCAGGCCAGCAAGACCAAGCGGCAGACAGAGAAAGCAGAAGCCCGCGCCAAGGGGCACGCGCTGCAGGTGGGCGATGTCCTGATGTCGTCATGGGGGTATGACCAAACGAACGTGGACTACTACCAGGTGACCGCCCTTGTGGGTAAGCAGATGGTGGAGTACCGCCCGATTGCAGCGCAGACCGAGCAGGCCGGCTACATGTCGGGGTACTGCGTGCCTGCGCCTGGTGACTTCAAGGGGCCAGCCAAGCGCGCAAAGGTTTGCGAGTATGGCCAGCGCGACTCGATCCGCATCGCCAGCTATGCGAATGCCAGCAAGCTGACACCCCGCATGGTCGCAGGCGTGGCCTGCTATGCGCCCGCAAGCTGGACCGCCTACGCCTGAGCACGGGAGTTGACAACATGACACATCAAGCCTTGACCACGTACCGTGCCCTTCTTGACGCTGCAGCAGTGGCGCATTACCCCGGGCATACCGAATGGGCCGAAAGGCCCAACGTGCAGGGATACGAGCGCAACCAGTGGGACTATCGGCCGTGCGCAGACGGGTCACCGGCTTTCGTGACCGTGCCCACTGGCGAGCGCGCGACGATGCGCATTGCCAACAACAAAGCGCGCCTAGAGCACATGGCCGACCACGTGCGCAAGCATTGGACCCTGTACGGTGGCGGGCCCAAGCCTGACGACCTCAAGCCCAAGGCACGCAAGGCCAGCGCATGGCCCGCAGGCCTGGTGCGCTGCTGGCTGGGCCAGGTGGAGGACAAAGACCACGCAGGGGCCATGCTGACGGCTGAGCAGCTAGGCGGATGGTATGCCCTGGTGGGCAACACGCCCGACAGCCACGCCCGTGGCTTTGTGGCGCCGCAGCCGGTGGAGGGGATGCCGGAGCGCATCGTCAGCGCCTGCCGGGATGATGGGCGCTGGGTTGTCATGGATCGGGTTTCCGGGCTCTCCCTGTGCAACCAGAAAGCCCGCAGCCGTGCCGCTGCAGAAGCGGATGCACTGGACAGGACGCGCGAGACAGCGCAGCGCAGGGGCACCACGCCCGATGCGCTGCTGTCTGACGCGCTGGCCAGGTCGACACCCGCAGCCGATGGCCTGGACCAGTGGCGCAAACGCTGGGACCTGGTGGAGGTGGCGCCTGTTGCCGAGCAGGCGCAGCACGTGCCCGAGGTGGCGCCCGTGCTCGACCAGGTGCAGCCGGCGCCCGTGGCGCCCGTGGTGGCCGATCCTGCGCCCGTGGCGCCCGTGCTCGACCAGGTGCAGCACGTGGCGCCCGGGTATTCCCTGCCTGAACACGTGTACGACGACTGGCGCGGAGCTGAAAGTCTCGCGTTTGTTCCGAACGATCGGCAGCGCGTAGTCTTGCAGGCCGTGGAGCGTGCACTCTCTGAGGGGCTTTTCTACTCGACCGACATCCGGGCACGCTGCGCCGAGCTACTGCAGCCCAGCGATGCAGACAAGGCCCGAGGTGCAGGGAAGGTTGAGGGCGGATATTTTGGGATGGATCTCTACTACGCCCGATGCAGCATCAAAGCCCAGAAACGACACCAGGAGCAGGCGGAGACTTTGCGGGCCTTGAGTCCGACCGTGGGGGATGTTTACGGCGTGCTGGTGTTCAACGATTACAAGGTGTCGCGCGCCTGCAGGGTTGAGGAGGTATCGGACGAGGGGGACATTGTCTTGTCCCTGTGCCGTGGAGCGCGGGCAGGATGGCGGGTTACCGTGTCGGCCGTGCAGATTGCCTATGCCATGGATCGAGCGCACGAAAAAGGCGCACGGCGTGGAGGATGGAAGGACTGGAGCGCAGCGCATCCCGTGCCCGAGGTGGCGCCCGTGGTGGACCAGGTGCAGCCCGTGCCCGAGCTGGCGCCTGTGCTCGACCAGGTGCAGCCCGTGCCCGAGCTGGCGCCCGTGCTCGACCAGGTGCAGCCGGCGCCCGTGGCGCCCGTGCCCGACCAGGTGCAGCCCGGGCCCGAGGTGGCCGACATGGTCGCCAGGTGGCGGGATCTTGCACGCGCCGCGCCTGAGCACTTCGAACACAAGGTGCGCCCTGCTTTGCTGGCACTCTTGCGAGACGACAGCATCACTGCGGCACAGCGCACGGAGTACGCGCAGGCTCTGCAGGCGGTAGACCTGCTTTTCCCAACGCCGGAAACGCCACGCCACGCACCACCACCACCCGCAAAGCCCCTACAAAGCACTGCACCATTCCGCCCTGCTTTGTCTCACTTGCGCAACACCCAGGACGACAGGCGCAGGCCTGCAGCCGGGCATGCCGGGCACGCTGGGCAGCCCTTGCAGGGCCACGCGCGACGCATCAGGGCCGGGCTTGGCATGCCATGGGCAGGGCTGAACCAGGGCAGCACGGGCCCGGGAAAGCATGGGCCAGGGCATGGCCCAGGGCCTGCAGCAGGGGCCGGGAATGGGCCCGGGAAGGGGCCAGGCAGGGCCCAGCACGGGCGCCGAGCTGGTGCCGCGACACCACCCGGGGCAGCAGGCGCGCGCCTGGTGCAGGGCACGGCCGCCCCGGGGCCAGGGGCGCCGAGACGGCCGCCGACGTGCTCTGGCAGGCCCGGTCGACGTGCGCAGGCACCCCCCCGGGGTGTCGCGGCCAGTGCGGACGGTGTACGCGGGCACTCCCCCCCGGGTGTCGCGGCCAGTGTGCACTTGCACGAGCATGGCCCACCTGAGCCCCAAGACCTCGAAGGATTCCGAGTCCCAGCTTTTGGGGTTCACTTCTCGCCCGGCCCGTTTCACTTCGCGGCGGCCGCATTCCGCCGCATCCTCACCAGGAGATTGACCCATGACCACCAAGCCACCGCCCTCTGAAGCAAAGCGCTTCACTGTCCACCTGCCCCCCAAAGCCCTGGAGGCGCTGGGCAAAGACGACATGATCGGGCTGTCCGGCCGCATCACCGAGGTGGCCATGCGCTACCGCGCGCTGCTGGACGATGCCATGCCCACGCTGACGCAGGCGCAGTGGTGCGCCACCATCGACGTGCTGAACGGCACCTGGTTGATCTGCGATGACATCGACGGCCGGGGCGACCCTGTGCAGGGCGCCTGGGCCAGCGTGGCGGACAGTGCCGAGGATGGCACGGGCGCGAAGTGGAACGTGGACGTGCTGGCCCTGGCTGACACGCTGCGGGACATGCCCTACGCCAGCCAGGCCGCTGTGTGCGAGGTGGTGCGCAGGTTCTGGAAGCACCCGGGGCTGAATGAGCTGGCCACGGTGGATCTGCTGCGCCAGTGCGGCGCGCGCCTGGTGGAGGACGCACCGGTCGGGGGCTGACCCGGCCGCCACCGGCCGCAGCGCCCGGGGCATGCACGCCGGGCCCGGGGCGCTGTGCGCGCCGGCACCCCCCTGGGTGTCGCGGCCAGTGCGGATGGTCTACGCCGAGGCACCCCCCTGGGTGTCACGGCCAGTGCGGATGGGGTTTTCTGGCGCCGGCTCCGCCAACATCAGCAGCCCCTGCGTCCCCGTCATCCTCGATGCCCCAAAGTCCCGCAGGGTGTCGTCCTCAAAGGGCGTGCCCACGGCCAGGGGGCCTTCGCGGGCGAAGAACCAGCCGGGCTGGCCCAGGGTGACGCCGCGCTTCCAGCACTCGGCCACGTGGGCGGCGCCCAGCGTGCGGCGCTTCTCGGCCATCAGGCGGGCCACGGTGGGCATCATGGCGGGCAGCCATCCCCAGCGGTTTTCAGTGCTTGCTGACTGTTCTGTCCTCTTGTCCATGAGGTTTTGAATGAGATGTGAGTAGGTGAAGGTGCACGCGCGCGCGGGCCTGCACGCACCCGCCCCCGCTCGCCCGCTTGCAGTGGTGGACATCCGGACATCGCGGGGTTTCAGGGCAAAGCTCTGCCAGGGAACCCTGGTGGTGCTGCAAGCAGAGCACTCAGAGATCCGTGAAACCTCATGGACATCAGGACATCCCGGGGCGCCGGGCCGGTCGAGCTGGGTTACATGGTGGTTTTGTTGGACGGGTTCGTCTGAGGTTTCAGGTGAGCGCGCACCCCTCGGGCCTCAAAACGGACAGTCGTCTTCGACGCCAACACTCTCTGCAATGTCTGGCCGCTGCGCTGCGGCGGTTGATGACGGTGCCCCCGGGGTGGCGCCGGCTGTGCGGCCGGCCTCCCCCGATGGGCGCTTGAACATCCAGGGCCTGTCGCCCCGGCTGGATCGGTACCGCTCCCAGCCGGCACTGCGCAGGGCGGCGGTGGCCTGGCGCAGAAGCAGGTGGGTTTGCTTGTCCACGCTGATGCCGATGCGGCTCAGCAGCTCAGGCGCGGTGATGTCGTTGACCAGCGTGCCGTTGTCGATGCTGCCGGCGAACTTGGCGTTCTCGTCGTACAGGTAGCGCAGGGCGGCGGCCTGGATGGCGTTCTCGATCTGGCGCTGCTGCTGCTGGGGCTCGAAGAGTTCGCGCTGTTCCCGGGCATCGGGGTGGAAGCGCTCGCCTGCGTCCACGCGCTCCACGGCCTCAGCGAAGAGTTGCTCGCGGTTCTGGCGCAGCCAGTCCAGGTCAATGTGGCGGGTGACGCGGATGGGCCAGAACCTGCGGTTGCCGGTGGGGTCCACCAGGTAGTGGTCTTCGTTCGTGGTGCCCACGAAGATGCACTGGCGCGGGTAGTCGGCCGGTCGGCGGTCGAAGCTGGCGCGGAAACGGTCCTTCTGGCTGCTGATGAACTGCTTGACCTTGGTGATCTCGCTGCGGGTCAGGCTGTCCAGCTCGCCCCACTCGTACACGCTCACGCCCTGCAGGTTCTGGTAGCTGTCTTTGTCGCCCAGCACCAGGCCGGTGTCCGCGAAGTAGTCAGCACCCAGGATGCGGCACAGCGTGCTCTTGCCCAGGCCCTGACCGCCCTCCAGGATGGGCATGTAGTCGAACTTGCAGCCCGGGGTGAACACGCGCGCCACGATGGCCATCATCATCCAGGTGCCGGCCTTGGCCAGGTAGCGCTGCAGGGGCTCGCGGTCGTCCCACTCGTCTTCTTCCAGGCAGCAGCGGCGCAGCCAGGTGGCCAGGCGGGGAATGCCGTCCCACTGGCCGCGCAGGCCCTCGAAGTAGTGGCGCACGGGGTGGAAGCGGTGGCGCTTGGCCACCATCGCCACGGCTTCCTCAAGCGTGCCGCGGGGCATGCTGGGCAGGCCGTGCACGCGGGTGAGGTAGTTGCCCATCTCCAGCTCGTCCACCTCGTCCCACACGCCGGCACGGGTGCCCCAGGGCGTGTCGCGCATCTTGAGCACGTTGTTGGTGAACTCGTTGAAGGCGATGACGCCCGCGCACTCCGGCGCCCCGGCGATGTGCTGGCCCTTGACCATCTGGCCATCGAGGGCGAGCACCACGTTGTCGCGCACGGCCTTGACGGCACCGGAAGATGAGCGCAGCAGCAGCGTCCACCACGTCAGCGGCTCAGGCTTGCCGTCCCCTTGCCCCCCGTGGCCTGCGCCAGCGGCGCTTCGCCCGGCAGCAGCGGCATGCTCCAGTGAACCCAGGCCCCCCAGCGCAGCGCGCACGGCGTCATCAGGGTGCACGAAGGGTGCAGCGCTCAGGATGAACTGGCGCACCTGGTCAGCGCTCCAGCCCTGGGCGATGGCGTCGGCCACGTCCCAGCCATCCGGGTGGTCACCGGGCTGGCCGATGTTGCACATGCGCACGTCCAGCAGCTTCAGCTCGGCCTGCAGCTTGCCCGCAATGCTCTGCATGGCCTGCCACCCGGGCTGCTTGGCCAGCGGGCGCACGGGCTTGACGGTGGGGTCTGTGCCGGCTTCACGCTCGGCGGCGGTCAGGCGCTCGCGCTGGGCGTCGGCATCGGCCCAGAAGATGACGCAGGGCGGCGCGGCCTCTGCCACCCAGGCCCAGGCCGCCAGCGCCCAGGTCTTGCAGCCCCCGGGCCAGGAAACGAAGCTGAACTCGTCGCCCAGCAGCTTGTCGGCTTCCTCGGCGCACTTCTCGCCTTCCACCACCACCACGGGCAGGCCGGGGCGCAGGGTGCCGCGCGGCAGGTACAGCGGGCGCGGGGCTTCCCACTGCTTCCAGTGCCAGCGATGGCCGCCGCGGTCGTCCGTGGTGTCGCGGCACCAGGTCAGGGGCAAGGTGTCTTTGACGATCTCGCCGTGGCTGTTCACCCGCTCGAAGCGGGCCACATAACCCAGCAGGTGGCCGTCACGCGCATAGCGCCAGGTGCGCACGGCCTCAAGCTGCACCTCGGTGCCGGCGCGCTTGTCGCGGTACGTCCAGCGGAAGCGCGGGGCCGGGGCATGCTCGGGTACGGGCACCACGGCCAGCCACTTGCTGGCGGTGTGGTGGCGGTTGTTCTCGGCTGCGGGCTCGGCGCCGGGCGCGGGCGCGGTGCTGGCCGGGGGTGAAGGTTCGCTCGCGCGGGCGGGCGGGGTGCGGGGTGCGGTGCTGGATGCCTGGGCCGATGCCGGGGCCGGGGTGGGTGGGTTCCAGCCCAGCAGATCCATCAGGGCGCGGGCGGCCTGGCCGTTGTTCAGGTTGTGGATGCGGGCGTACAGGCTGATGAGGTCGCCGCCCTTGTCCACGTCAGGCGCGGCGTTGTCAATCCAGCGGCCGGTGTTCAGGCAGACATTGGCGCTCTCGCCGTCGCCGCCGTCAAAGTCGCCCACGTACCAGCGGCCGTTGCGCTCCACGCCCCCGGGCAGCCACTGCTTCACCCAGGAATCGGCCTGCCTCAGCAGCGCATCGGCCAGCCGGCCAAAGTCAATCGGTGGCAGGCGCTGGGGCCTGTTGGCATCGTTGGAGGACACTGACCCCTGGCCTTCCTGCTGGCTGAGCGTGTGGCGCTGCGGTGGATTGAAGTGGCGGCGGAAAGGTGGCGCCTCAGCGCCAGGCCTCCAGCAGCGTGCGTGCCATGAACTGGTGGCCGGCTTCACACTCGGGCGGGGCCACGCGGTACACGTTGCGCGGCCGGGCCCCGGTGGGCACCGTGGCGCAGGGCTCAATCAGCCCTTCCCTGGCCATCTGGCTGACGGTGCGCTGCACCCGCTGCGGCGGCTGCCCGGTGCGCTGGGCCAGCGCCAGGTAATCGCCCTGGCCGCGCTGGTGGATCAACACGTCCACCAGTTGCTGGCGGGTTGGGCCGGGCTTGCGGCCTGCGGGGTTGTGCAGCGTACTCAAGGCTTGCCCACCGGCGTCAGCAGCCGCGAGGCCACGCGCTCATGCATGTCAAAGCCGTCAATCGACGGCCCGAGGCGGATGACCCGGTTGTCCAAGTCCACGTACCCGAAGCCCAGCAGGCAATCGGGCCGGTCTTTGGTGGGCGGCTCCACGCGCAGCAGCTTGCAGACGCGGCCCATGCGCGTGAGGAACAGCCGGCCGATCTTGGCTTCAAACTGCGCATGCACCTGCCGCCCCGCAGGCCCCGCCGCCCGGCCTGCGGCTTGCTCTTTGGCCACTCGCTGGCCGGCCATCAGGCAGCGCCCCCGGCGGCGGCGTGAGAACACTCAATCGTCGAAGGCGTCATGTGGTTCACCATGGCAGGGTGAGCAAGAGAAGAAAAAACGCGCCGCCCGCCGCCAGCACGACGGCCAGGAGGGAGAACCGACACCGGCTTGGCGGGCAGCCGGCATCGCGGCCGGCCAGCTTGGCGCAAAGGGCTGCACATCGAAGGCGAGTGCTGCAGACCGGAGACAACGGGAAACACGGGAGCGGGCGGGCGCCCTGCCCGGTGTACGCTGGAGGTTCCGCAACCACCCAGCCCCAGGAGGGCGCCCATGGGAATCCTGGAAGACGTGCTGCTCGCCTTGGAGCGCATACCCGCCTGGAAGCGTCTGCAATCCGCACCGCAGGAAATCGACCAGCTCAAGGCCCGAGTGGCGGCCCTGGAGCTGCGCCTGGCCCCAGCCACTGGCGACAGTTGTCCGAAGTGCCGCGTCATGACCTTCATGCTGCAGCGCACGGTGCCGGAGCCCGGCCCGTTTGGAGATCTTGGGGCGATGCAAGACGAGTACTTGTGCAGCAGCTGCGGGTACACGAACGTTCACAAACGAAACCCTGGTTGATCGCCGCAATCAGCGCATTCATCATTGGCCCCTGCGCCTCTGGCGCCAGGGCGTTGTCCGATCCCAGCGCCAACAGTTCTGCGCCCTCGTGTGTTCTTCGCAGCACAACGTGCAAGCGCATCTCAAGCCACCTCCTGCACGGCCACCGGCCGCGCCACGTCAATCACGGGCCGGCCGGCCGGGTGCGGCCAGGTCGGGTCTGCAATGCGGCTCCAGGTCACGTCGGGGCGCAGGGCCTCCACGGTGTGGGCGCCCTGGGTGGCGCGCTCGATGGCGGGGCAGCGCTCAGGGGGGATGCTGCGGTACCGGTACGCATGAGCCGTGGACGGTTTGACACCCGCCATACGGGCCACTGCAGAGGTGCCGCCCAGGTTGTCGATCAGCTCGGATGGGTTCATGGGCGCGGACTTTAGCCGGTGAGCAATCGAAATGCAACCCCTGCTAATTCGCCACGGCTAACCTTTCGGCATGAAGGTCTACGAAAACCGCCGCGCGAACCTGCCCAGACTCATTGACATCAGGTATGAAGGGCAGAAAAAGGCGCTTGCCAACGCGCTGGACTGCCTTCCGTCTCAGTTGTCGCAGTGGCTTGGCGGCAACAGGAACATGGGCGAGGCGTCAGCACGGCGCATTGAACTGGTGGCGAGCATGCCGATCGGCTGGCTGGACGCCGATCCGCCCACGGGCCTGGAGGTGCGCGAACCTGAGCGAGCGGCAATCGTGACGCCGATGCCCAGGCCGAGCCTGCGGTCATCGCTGGAGGTGCTGTGCACTGCCCTCTCCGTGCTGCAAGAGCCGGAGCGCCGGGAGAGTGTCGGCAGCTTGCTGCGGGCCTGCGCCGTGGCGGGCGGTGATACCTCGTACATCGACGCCATCCTGGCCACGATGCGCAAGCATCAACCCCCCCAGACAATGGCGAACGGGACACAGTAGCCCGCATCTATCCTTGGCCAAGCCGGGCGCCCCGGCAATAGGCCGAAAGTTACAGACGCCTGCGCGCCGATCGGCTTGCGCGCGAGGCCGATCGGCCGCGATGCCTCACCACGCCTGGAAGTTCCCGCATCCAAAACAGCGGGATTGTTTAGCCTGCTGAAAAAATTTCGCCCAACGTGTTGACTGTTCAACTTCGCTACGGCTAAAGTCCGGCTCCACACCCCACGACAAGCCCATCCGGGCCGGGGCAGGAGGCGAGATGCCGCAGCAGACACCGAATCACTGGCAACCTGACCCCACCAGCACGCTGACGCTGGACATCGCCGCGCTGGCGGCCCTGGACGCCGCCCTGGCGCGTGACCACGCGGCCCAGGCCCGCGCCGAAGCCACCCTGGACGCCGCCGTGTCGCTCGGCTTCGCCGCCGCGCTGGGTGCGGTGGGGGAGGCCACGCTGTGAGCACGCCCACCACCCGCCGCTATCCGCGCACCCTGGTCGAGGCCTTCCCCAGCGATGCCCGCCACGCCTACGCCATCGAGCGCGGCAGCCGCCGCTTCGACGCGGTGGGCAACGTCCTTCTCGCCTGCGCCATCGGCATCGGCCTGGCGCTGGCGCTGGCGCACTGGTGGTCGGCATGAGCGAAGTCGATGTCTGCGAGCTGGCCGCTCAACTTGTGATGACCAGCAACCACGGCGTTCGGGCGAAGGCCGCCGCCGAACTGCGCCGCCTGTCGGATGTTGAGGACGAGTGGATGGCACTTAGCCAAGATCAAGGCAAAGCGCAAAGTCAGATTGATCGGCTGACCACTCAGCGCGATGCGCTGCAGGCCGTCATTGACGCCTGCGCCATCTACCTCAAGGAAGGCGAGACGCCGGCACAGCGCATCGAGCGTGACCACCGCGATGCCTTGGCGCTGATGAGCTTGCTGGCGCAGGAGAAGCGCAAGAGCGAGGCGCTGCTGGAGTTTGCCCAAGAAGTGCGCCGCACTGGTGACACACGGCTTGCCAGCATGGCCATTGCAATCATCGCCAAAGCAGAGGGCCAGTGACCATGGAACACCACTTCCAAGACGGCACCGAGCCGACCATCCTGCCCCACTTCTGCGCCATCGGCATCGGCCTGGCGCTGGCCCTGGCGCACTGGTGGTCGGCATGAGCGGCAAGCACACCCCGGGGCCCTGGCGGACCTACGGCGATGAGGTCTACGGAGCCGACGGCTTGCGGGTGGCCGAGGCGGTGCGCGAAAGGGACAAGGCTCTAGTGCTGGCCGCGCCTGATCTGCTTAAGGCGCTGCAAGCCTATGACGCATGGGCCGACAAGACGCCTGCTGCAGACAAAGAGCTGAAGGCGCTGCGTGAACAGATGCGCGCCGCCATCGCAAAAGCGGAGGGCCGCTGACATGGAGCGCCACTTCCAAGACGGCACCGAGCCGACCATCCTGCCTCACTACGCCCGCTGCACCGGCCCCTGCCAGCAAGGCCGCGTGGCCTGCCCGTGCCCGGTGAGCTGCGAGATCGAGGCGGCGCTGGATGAACGCACCTGGCGCATCTTCGGCCTGGCCGCGCTGGCGGTGGTGCTGTTCGTGGCCCTCATCGCCGCTATCGTGGCCTTGAAGCCATGAGCGCCACCATCCACGGCGTGGTGGAGCGAACCTTCAGGTGCACCACCGTTGCGCCCCATGCGCCCGCAGCCATCCAGGCCCAGGTGCGGGTGGTCATCC